ATCATATCTTTCGCCATTATAGTCATAATAGCTATTAACAATAGCCATCCATATTCCCCGATAAGGCTCTCTAAAAAACCTTCCACATTTTCTTTATTCATCCCACCGTTAGGTAGCTGAGTTAAATTTGTAGTTAAATTAACCAGCTCGGGGATTGTATTTGTAATCTCGTCCATGACTTTTCCTTTAACATTACACTAAAACCGTGTATTATATTACTGATGTCAAAAGTAAAACGTGCAGGAGACTTTGAGTCTCTTGAAGTTAGCGACGGGAGAGTAAAGATCCATCAGAGGGATCCAATTAAACCAAAAGACAATTTTTATATAGAAGAATTGCCTTGGACAGAAAAACAAAAACGATTTATAGACTTATCTTTAGACAGAAATACTAGGTTGATATTATGTAAAGGTCCAGCAGGTAGCTCTAAAACCCTTTCTGCTGTATATTCAGCACTGCATCTTTTAAACAACTCAAAAGTTTCTGATGTTATCTACATGCGCTCAGCGGTAGAAAGTTCCGATTCTCGATTAGGTTTCCTCCCCGGAGACGCAGATGAAAAACTCCATTATTATAATTTACCTTTTATGGATAAATTAGACGAGCTCCTGAGTGAAGAAACTGTAAAAAAACTACAAAAAGAAAAAAGGGTTTCAATACACCCTGTTAACTTTGCGAGAGGTATGAGTTGGAACGGAAAAGCTATTCTTTTAGATGAAGCTCAAAATAGCTCTTTTCGTGAAATTGTTACAGTTTTAACAAGAATAGGTAAGTATTCCAGATGCTTTATTATGGCTGACCCTATGCAAACAGACTTAAAAAATGGAAACAGAGGAGGCTTTGAAAAATTATTCGCGGCTTTTGATGATGACGAAAGTAAAAGTATGGGAATTCATACTTTTGAATTCAATGCTGACGATATTGTTAGATCAGAGTTAACTAAGTTTATTGTGGAAAAAGTGAATACTATTGAGACCCATTAACATTTTCTTCAATCAATTTAGCAGCCAAAGCTGAAAATTTTCTGACTTTATACTCAGGGATATCCCAGAAGAAAGCGTGAGTTAATTCTTCTATAAGAACGCTCATTTTCCTTCTGTCTTTTAACTTTGGGTCAATAAGGATCGTGGGACTGTCTAATTCTGGATTGCCACACAAACCGTCAGCGTTGTATTTGTAATGAGGTTTTCTCCATATTAGCTTATACTCTATACCGTCTGTATTGGTGAATTTCGAGCTTCGCATACCTAAAAGGTAGTACACTTTTTTTGAAAAAGGTTTAATTTTCATTAATATATATAGTGTAATATTTTTTTATGAAAGCGTATTGTCCAGATTGTGGTTCAGCTACAGAATACTCATTAGAGAAGCCTAAATTTTGCGCTTCTTGCGGTAGCTCTTTTTCTATTGCGTCTTCCGCGCCAAGTAAAAAGATTTTTAAAACTCCTGCTAAGGTTGTTAAGTCAAAACCTAAAGTGGAGTTTATGGAAGAGGAAGAGGAGTCTTTTAACATTCCTCAAATAGATAAGCTGGATGTAAGCTTTACATCGTCTTCATTTGCTAAATCAAATAAGCTGGGTGACATTGTAGGGTCTAACGTCGATGGTGATCGAGAAGAGTTTATTAGAGAAAAAGATACTTCCTATTCTCTGGAAAACTTCGAACAGGACTTCATGAGGGATGCAGGGAGTTCACGTAGACCGGATGCCGAAAGCTAAAATAAAATTTGAAGATTATATTGAACAGATAGATGCAGAGATAAAAAAAAGAAGATCCAAGTGGAATTTAACAGCGCTTTCTTGGATGGACTTCGACGACGTATCTCAAATCCTGAGGATTCATATATTTAAAAAGTGGCATTTGTATGATACAAAAAAGCCCCTTAATCCTTGGATCAATAGAATTATATCTAATCAGATAAAAAATCTCATACGTAACAACTACGGTAACTATTGTCGACCTTGTTTAAAATGTGCGGCAGCAGAGGCGGGGGACTTATGTTACATATACGGTAAACAAAGTGAGGCGTGCCCTTTGTTTGCAAATTGGTCTAGGACTAAAAAACAAGCCTATAACGCCAAGCTTCCCGTATCAATAAACGATCACACTTACGAAATAAATTCTACAGAGTATAGCGATATAGACATCTTAGGCGTTATGGATAGAATTAGCGCGAAGATGAAAGAAGTTTTAAAACCTGCCGAATGGAAAATTTACCAAGCTCTCTATATAGAGCATATGTCAGAGGAAGATGCTGCTACCTTGATGGGGTACAAGACTAATGAGAAAAATAGAGTTCCCGGGTATAAGCAAATAAAGAATGTAAAAAAAGCTATAATTAAAAAAGTAAAACGGATGCTGGAAGATGGAGAGATAGAAATCTTATGAGCTCTAAAAATGTAAAACTTACTGAAGATCAAGAACTTGCGATCCTTGAGGAGTGGAATAAAAGAGATGAACCGCCATACATCTCTGAACTTATTCAATTAACGTTTCCTGATATTCCTGACGAGAGAAAAAATGGAAGGTCAAAAGAGGGGAGAGCAGTAAAAGAGTTTTTGGCCAAAAAAAGCTTAGAGGCACGAGTCACTAGTAAACATTACCCAAAAGAGAGAACAGAACTAACAGAAGATCAGAAAGAATTTATTTATAATAACTGCGGGGCCATGAGGCCTATGGAGCTCGCCAAGGTTGTTTTTGATGACCCAAAAATTTCTTCTTTAGATCTAAGATATAAAGTCCTTATAGACTACTACAACACAATAGACAACAAAGTCAAATACTCAGATATAACAAATGAAGATACTGCAGCCGAAGGAGGGTACGCTCCACCAAAGTCTGAAAGCCGAGCTTTAGTTAGGGTAAATAAATACGTTCATAACGGAATCAACAAAGACAAGTTAACATCTAAGGATAGGAAAAATTTGTCCACCTTAATTGGTTACATGCACACTTACAGATTCCTTCACCAAATAGGTACTTACAGTATAGAAACAGATAGAGAGTTATTCGAGAGTAGTTTTGTTAGGTATACTTGGGATAAAGATGACTTAACTCAAGAAGAGGTAGATCAGTACATTGTACTTTCAGCAGAAGTTGTTATCGCTTCAAATATTCAACGTCGAGTAGAGAGACTGCAAACTCTCTTGGATCAAAACGCTGAGGATACAGAAGGACGCCGTATGGCTATGAGTCTGGTGGAAGCTATTAACACAGCTCAAACAGAGTATAACCAATGCGTCAATAGGCAGACCAAACTCCTTAATGAGCTTAAGGAGAAAAGGAGTCAAAGGATGAGCAAAATAATGCAAGACTCTGCGTCTATTTTAAACTTGGTGGAACTTTGGAAAGATGAAGAGTCTAGAAATAAGATGATTAAATTGGCTGATCTAAGGAGGCAAAATATTTCTTCTGAAATTGATAGGCTGAGCAGTATGGAAGAAATAAAATCAAGAATTCTTGGGATTAGCGAAGAAGAAATTTTAAATGGCTAGTTGTAAAATATGTGGAAAAGAGTTTGAGAAAGATAAAGGTCTTCATCTGCATTTGAAGGCTCATAAGATTTCTGTTAAAGATTACTATCAAAAGTATTATCCTCGGTATGATTTACATACAAAAGATTTAATAAAATTTAAAAACAAAGAACAGTATTTCTCGGCTGACTTCAATAATAAATCTAATTTAAAATATTGGCTTAAAAAAGCTCCAATAAAAAAAGCACAAGAATACTGTCGAGACCTTTTGGAAAAAAGGCGCAAAGAAAAAAATATTGAGTACGCTCCCACTGAGGTTGAGTTAAGAACATTACCTTTCCCTCCTATTCCATACTATGAAGTTATATTTGGAGACTACTATAAACTATGCGAAGATATAGGTTTAAAAAATAAATTGTCTCCGCTGCCTAAGAACATGCAGTTTGAAGAGAATTATACGAAAGATCATTTAATTTATATAGACTCTCGAGAGCAGAAGCCTCTAAATATCTCGGATTTTCCAACAGAAGTTAAAGGGTTGAAGTTTGGAGATTACTGCCTAAACGATAAAAGTAAAACTCATAATACTTACATAGAAAGAAAGTCTGTTCCCGATTTAATTGGCACTCTAAGCTCGGGGTTGGAAAGGTTTAAGAATGAAATAAACAGAGCAGCCGAAGAGGAAGCCTATATGGTTATCTTAGTGGAAAGGAAGCTTGAAGAGTGCTTAGCTTTTAATAGATTATCTCACGTCTACAAAAAAAATACAAGAGTAACCCCAGACTTTATTTTTCACAATGTGCGAGATCTTATACAAGAATTTCCCCACATTCAGTTTCTATTTGCTAACGGTAGAAAAGAGTGCGTAAGGATAGTAAAAAAACTTTTATTGTCTGACGTTTTAAAAGATAAATTTGATTTACAGTTAGCTTATGATTTAAAATTATTATAATGTGGTTCTGTCCAGAAAAATATAACACGACTTTACCAAACTTAAATGAAGAGTTTTCAAAACTTGAAGGAGAGTTGGGAAATAGGCAAGCTAAAATCAGCTTGGCTAAATTTTTGCGTCAGAACTTGGGGTTTACAACGGAGCTGCTATCTGGGATTAAGCTGGCTCCTTTTCAGGAAATAACCCTTAAAGCTTTCTTCAATAGAAACTTTAACATGTGCGTGTGGGGTCGTGGCTGTGGTAAAAGTTTCATAGCTGCTGTTTACTGCTTCCTTCAATGTATATTTGAGCCGCGTACTAAAATTTTGATTGCTGGCCCCACCTTCCGTACCGCAAGATTTATCTTCAATAATATAGAAAAGATTGTAGAGACTAAAGAGGCGACGATGCTTGCTCAAGCTTTCGGCGCTAAATCTAAACGCAACGATCAGTTTGAATGGAAGATAAACGAAGGTACAATTACAGCCATTCCCCTTAGCGGAGAAAAGATTCGTGGTTTCCGCGCTAACATTCTAGTTCTTGATGAGTTTTTATTACTTCCCGAGGAAACTATTAAAACTGTGTTGATGCCATTCTTGGTTGCTCCACAGGATATGGCGGAAAGAATTAAGATCAGGGAAATGGAGGATGAGTTAATATCTAAAGGTAAGATGGAAGAAAAAGATAGAATGGTCTTCCAGAATAACTCTAAGATGATTGCTTTGTCTTCAGCTAGTTTCAGCTTTGAAAACTTGTACAAAACTTACAAGGACTGGATGAATAATATCTATTCTGACGACATTCTTCAATCGAACTATTTTATATCTCAAATGTCTTTTGATTCTATCCCTCCAGACATGATAGATAGTACTGTAATTGAAGAAGCTCAATCTGGAGGATCCTCTAATTCATCTTTTTTGCGGGAATATTGCGCTCAGTTTACAGATGGAAGCGATAGTTACTTTAGCGCAAAGAAGATGCATGACTGCACAATTCCTGACGGTGAAAAGCCCAACACCTTGTTGAAAGGTGATAAAGACAAACAATACATTTTAGCAATTGACCCTAGTTTTAGTAACAGTCCAAGCTCTGACTATTTTGCAATGTCTATTCTGGAGTTAGATGAAGAGTCGCCGAATCATTCTACCTTGGTGCATTCTTACGCTGTTGCGGGTGGAGATTTAAAAGATCATATAAAATATTTATATTATGTTGTTACGCATTTTGACCTAGCGTTGATAATTATTGATAACGCCGGGTATCAGTTCATAGACAGCGCTAATGAATCAGAGCTTTTCACAAGTACCCGTACTCATATTAAATTTTTT